AGATCCTGTTATTGTCAAATTTGTTGATGATTATAGACGACTTAAACAAGGTGTTACTACTGGAGCAGCTAAAAGAAAAGCTACTACTGTTAAGAAATTACCTATTCGTAAAGCAAAAACTAAAACACAAAAAGAAGTTGATGCTAAAACACGTAATAGACAAAGAGTTCTTAGCGGAGAAGGTAGTGCTGACGAACAAATGGATTTCCTTAGAGGGCTTGCACAACGTTCATTAAATATATAAATACCTAGGAGGTATATAATATGTCTAGCACTCTTGGTGTGCGCGGTACTGGTGGACCAGCTGGCCCACAACGCGCTTCCGATGCAAATGTCTCACAACGTGAGGATCTTGCAAACTTTATTACGATGATTACTCGTGATGAAACTCCTTTTATGTCTTCAATTGGCAAAGCTAAAGCAACAGCTATTTATCACGAATGGCAAACAGATACCCTGGAAGCTCCAGGTTCATCTCGTATTGCTGAAGGTACAGATTACCTTGAGCCAGCAGCTGGCGGTAATACCGCAAGTCCAGCAGTAGGCAATAAATTTGCTGAAAGCGGTCCAAATCGGACTCGTCTTGGTAACTACACTCAGATCAACGGTAAAACAATTGCTGTATCAGGCACACGTCGTGCAGTTGATCAGGCTGGTGTAGCTGATGAATATGCTTATCAATTGAAAAAGCGTGGTACTGAACTTCGCCGTGACGTTGAGCATGATATGGTTCATTCAATGAACGTATCTGCTGCTATTGCTGCACAAGGCAATACTGCACGTTCAGCTGGTTCATATCAGTCATTTATTAACTCAGCAACTACTGTTGATTATGTTGGTGAATTCCAAGCTCCTTCAGATGCAACAACAGGTGCTGGCAACGATGCAGAAGGCACAGCAATTCCTCGTTCATCTATTGCTGGTTCAACTACTGCACCTGACCGTGATCCTTTGGCACTGACTAACATTGACAGTGTTATGCAAAAGATTTATGAGCAGGGCGGTAAGGCAACTAAAATTATGTTGTCTCCAAAGCTGCGCCGTGATTTCTCTGATCTGATGGTTGGTGATACAGGTGTACAGCGTAACATCGATGCTTCTGGCAAACTGCGTCAGTCAGTAGACGTATACATGTCAGACTTCGGTGACATCATGGTTGTTCCTAACTACATCATGGGTCTGTCAAACAACTTTGCATTTACAGGTGACAACAATGTTGCTCACTCTGGTAATGGTGTAACTGACTTGGCTAACTTCTCAGCCTTGATCTATGATCCAATGTGGTTTGCTATGGCAACTCTGCGTCCTCTTGCAGAAGTTGATGTAGGTCAGAAAGGTGACTCTACTGTCGGTATGATGGTTGAAGAAGGCACCTTGGAAGTACGTAACCCACTTGGTTGTGGCGCTATTTACGGCCTCGAGTAAAAGTTTAGGGGGAGTCTTCGGGCTTCCCCTTTTTTATCTACGGGAGATAAATATGTCAGAAAAATATCCAAAAGGACATGCTATGAATAATCCTGGAACAGGTACAAAAGCTGCACCAGGCTTAAAAGGGCTTCCAGGCGTTCTTCCTAAACCAAAGCCTAAGAAAAAACCAGTATATAATTACGGTGGCGGTAAAATAAAGATGTCACAATACTATGCAGGTGGTTGTAAAGTTTATACGGGGAGAGACTAATGGCAATAGGAGATCCTTCAGCTTATAATCGGCAAAAGAAAATAGATCAGATGCGAATGGGCAGAAGTAATAAAACCGCTGGTCCTCTACGTCAAGTTACTCAAGATGCACGGGGAAATACTACAATTAGGCAAAACCCTAAAGATATGCCTATGCCTACAGTATTACCTAAACCAATGGCAATAAGGCGAGAGCCTTTACCTTCACCTGATATGGATGCTATGCGTAGTCAAGGTGCAACTGTAACTCCACCTTCGGGTGTAATGCGTGATCGTGCAATGGCAATTCCTACTGCAGCAGATCAAAGGCAAGCACCATTAGCTAAACCAGCAGGTCTACCTTCTTATAATTCTTTTAGTGATTTTATGAAATCAATGGGGAAATAAATGAAAACATGTCCAGCATGTCCAACACCAGCAGCATGTAAAAAGGCTGGTAAATGTTTAAATGCAAAAGAAACCGCAACACCAAAAATGGATCCTGTTTATAAAAGCAGCGGCGGCACAGTATTTAAAGGTAGATAATTATAAAAATTAAATTAGGAGTACAGTAATATGCTAGTAATTCAACTAAGCAACGGGAATACTTACCCTGCAGATCGCTGTGTATGGCGCACAGAACAAGTAACAAATGGCTATAGATTAACTCACTTTACACCTAACGCTGGATCAGTTGCAGTAGGCGCTGCACCTGCAGACGCACCAGCTGGCGCAAGATTAGGTTATATTGGTAAGTCAGGCCGCTTTGTAGCTTATACTGAACCTGCTGTTTGATTAAGTATTAAGGATTGAGGATATGAGCAAAGAATCAGATTTTAAATTCCATAGTAATACTGTGGGAGCAAAAGAGGGTATTAACGCTGGATTCGATCTTCAAACAGGAGATTGGGAAGCGGTACAAAATATTACGCAATATAAGGAAGCAGCAAAGCTAGAGCGAGATAAGCAAGCTTACTATGGTCTTAAAGATAAAGGCTATCGTAAAATGGCAACTATTCCTGATATTGTAGCAATTAAAATATTAGAAGATCATAAGCTAGATTTACACGATCCTAGCTTTATGCAAGATTCTAACAATTTAAAATTGCTTAAAAAAATATTAGTAACAGAATACCCCGAACTTGTAATTAATACTTAATCGGGAGAATTAAATGGCAAGAACATACGGTGAACTTGTAGAACTTGTTCGTGATTGGTCGAACAGAGATATACAAGTACTTGGTGATGGCATTATCCAGGACAGTTTAAAGTATGCTGCAGATAAAGCCTATCGTGTGCTTAGAATTCCTCCTCTCGAAGAAATAGTTACTTATAATTCTGCAGCACTTATTGCAGCAACTACACCTGCTAATAACTTATTACCTAGTCATACAGAAATTGTATTACCAGCAGATCTAATTGAAATAATTCAAATAAGAGAAATTGATGCTAATAATAGCACAACTAAAGTTTTTAATCAAAAAGTTGATATAAGAACTTTTAACGACTTTTCTTCTGATATTGGTCAATTTGGTTCTTATTGGTCTAGACAAAAAAATAATGTAATTCTTGCTCCAGGCTTTAATGCAAATAGCATTGGTAATCCTACAGGAGTTGAAATTTATTATTATAAAAGACTTCCTGCAATTGACGCTAGCTATAAAGTTAGTTCTCAAAATTACACTGCAGGTTTTCTTACAGAGGTAGATACGGGTACTAATAATGCTGAACCACTTTATTTTGTAACTCAAAATAATGTAACAACAGTATATGATACTCTTGCAGCAGCACAAGCTACAGGTGGTACAGTTGTAACAACAGAATTTTTAGGTCAACTTGTACCTAACTGGCTTCGAGATGAAAATGAAAGAATTCTTTTAAATGGAGCATTAGCAGAAGTATTTTTCTATCTTCAGGATGAAGAACAATCTGTTAAGTATGCTACATTATTTAAACAAGAAATTGAAGAGCTTAATGATGAAGACAATAAGCGTAATGCAAGAGGCGGTAATATTCAAACTAATTTTAATGGGAGTGGTCTGATATGAGTACACCAGCACAACCTAATATTAACCAAACAGGTGCAACAGACGATGCAGCTGTTGGTAGCCTTTTTGCAGGAGATCAAACAGCTTATGCAGCAGTTTCAGCTAACGTTGCAGCAGATGTAGAAGCAGCTCAAGCAGCTGCAGAATCTGCACAAGCAGCAGCAGCAAGTGTTACCTCAAATACAACTGCAGCAGCTACTTCAGAAACAAATGCAGCAGCCTCTGCAGCAGCAGCTTCAACAAGCGCTACAACAGCTAACACAGCTGCTTCAACTGCAACAACACAAGCAGCAACAGCTACTACCCAAGCTACAAACGCTAGTAATAGTGCAACAGCAGCAGCTACTTCTGAAACTAATGCGGCTACCTCTGAAACTAATGCTGCAACTAGTGAGACTAATGCTGCTACAAGTGAAACTAACGCGGCTACTAGTG